AGAAGGACAATATGCAACAGAATCACTGGTAGGTTTCAAACCAGATGCTGTTCCTGATGCATGTTCAATTCCTTTTTCATTGTAAACATAAAATTCATCAATGCCAAGAATTACATCTGCACCATTTGCATTTTTGCCCTTTTGAATCTCTCGCATTTTCTTAATCTTGCGAGGATCAATATATCTTAATTCTGTGATTCCATTTTTTGGATTATTGGAATCAATAATCTTGTGATAATATATTCTTCCATCAACATACCATCTTCTAAAAATATCATGCCCTTTAGCATTAAAATCTAAAAGAGAAAGAATGTTATTAAATTCTTCTCTTATTTTCTTTTTAATCTTTTCAGAATATTCCAATCTATCCAATGAGACGGATACTGATTGATCCCTCTCATCGGATACGATTGCTTCATTTACAATATCTTCAATTGCAGAATCACACTCCGGGTGCATCGCAATATCACGATACCTACGCAGGAGATCAAGTTCTCCTCTATCCCGACCTTCCATGTCAAGATATTCTGAGAAGAACCCACCTCCAGCAATATCGTATGCACCATCATCAGAAGTAGGAAAAGTCGGTTGATTCTTCTCTACTTCTGATGCTCTGGTGATTTTGAAACCAAATATTTGTGCCATAATTTATTTCATCCTACTGAAGTTGTAGAATTATTTATGCATCACCTGTTGTACCTGTAAACTTGGTGTATCTCCAAGTTACATCAAAAGTCTCTACTTCACTTCTTGTATCCCAGCTCAATTCAATGGGAGCAAGAACGGTTGGCCAACAATTTTGCAATTCATGTGTCTTAATAATGGCATCTTTTCTATCGTATTGATCAATTTTCAAAGTTGCCATATAAGCAGCTGGATTCTGAGCGGATGTGTTTGCAGTCATCTTATTTATTATATTCATCCATTCCTCAATACCATTTCTGATTGCAAAATCAACATCGTTGATGATTGTTGTAGTAAATGTATCAAAGGTACGGTCTCCATCAATATAGAGAATACGTCCACGATAATTTAATGCAATTTCATCAATGGTTTGACCAGGAAGTGAAGCCGCCTTGATCATGAATGATGCAAGTTCAGAAGGAACTTGTCCTCCAGGACTTGTTACAGTAACAGCAAATTGATTTGCTCTTGCACCACCACCAACAAGTTTTCCCTTAAAATTGTCTAGAGTTGCCATCTATCAACCTCCTACTTCGCTGAATGCCACACCAGTTCTCACCGCAATGAAACTGAGTGTGATAAAGTTAATGGAACGAGCAGGTTTAATGTAGATGTCCGCTACAAATTCGTTTCGGTCAATTACTTCGCCGGTGTTGTTACGCTCGTCACAAACAACACTGAAGTCCGTAATACCTCTTCTTGCAACAACATCTCTCAAGAATGGCTCAACCAAATTTCGGAATTGTGCCTGAGTGAATGCATCGTTGAATTCAAACAATTGATATTTAGCTGCTCTTGCAATTGATTTCTCTAGTACCAAGAACAATCTTCGTACATTGATTCTATCAAATGCACTTGGTTTCGCCAATGCAGTTTTGTCTCCAAAAAGTACAGTTCCTTGTCCTGGGAATGTAACAACTGGGTTAATTCTTGCAGGATAAAGAATATCTCTTTGTGATTTAGTTGGATTGTATGCAAGTTTTACTGCACCACGAATTTGACCTCTGTTCAAACCACCTGGTGAGAACCAAGGATCAGCAACATTATCAGTATTTGCACAAAGTCCGGCAATATCACCATTCAATGGTACATATCGGAATGTATCGTTGTATCGGTCATACATGTACTTGTAACCAGAATCAAATACTGCATATGAAGAACTTGCAAGATTCTGATAGAAGTCTACAACATTTCCAGTTTGTGTGATACCACTTGTTATTCCAACAACTGTTTCTCTTGCAGGAGAAATGAATGCAACACAATCTTTTCTTCCTTCAGCCAAATCAATTAGATTTGTAGCATGAGCAACAGATGTAGTGAAAGTCAATCCATCAGATGGAGTTGATCCACCCATTACCAAGTTTACATCTAGTGTATCAGCATCAGCAAAATACTCATATGCGGATGCAGTTTCACCTACGGTTGGTGAAAAGTCATCGGATCCGATACTCAATTGGTCATCAAATGGAAGAGCGTTTGCATCAAAGTATTTTACACTGTCGGCCGAAACTACATCCACACCCCAATCACGACCATCGGTATCTACACCATCAACTTCACTAGGAGGATGATCCATCCAACGGATGTAAGAAGAACCTCTGTTGACAATATCAACATAGAAGTTTCCACCACCTTGTGCAGTTTTTGACTTTGGATGCTTGGAAGCAAATGCAAATGTTTCAACTACAGCTGCACCTCTGTTTCCAGCAACATCAATGTCATATCCTGTAATCAATCCTTGAGTGTCATATACTACAACATGCAATTCATCAGTTGCAGCGGTTAGACCAACACCTTTTGCCCAATCAGAGGTTCCGGGTGCGGAATCAAACAGGTCATAGAATCTCCATCGTCTTCGTACATCAGTACCAGAAGCGATTTCTGTTTTCAATCCTCCACCATTTGGATTATCTAATTGGCGAATTGTCAAATCTCCAGGTCCTGCCGAACCTGCATCAAATGCAATTGCAGTTACTTCGTATTGTTGACCTGATGTTTCTTGAAAATATACAATATCACCAACTTGATAACTTTCTGCTGTAGCAACACCAACAGATGTGGCATCCACAGCTGCTGTAGCATCAGTTGATGCGGCAATAGTGCTTTGATATGCAGAAGCCGAAGGACATACAGAAACACCAAGAGAGTTACCCCAGTTTCCTGGAAACTTTGATGCCCAATTACCAAAAGAACCTTGACCGGCAGACCAGTTGTTTTCGTAGTCATCATCATTGGTAATTCTTACTCCCAACTTCACAACAACTACATCAGTTACTAATGGAGGACTACCAAATGTGAATGTTGTTCCAGAAGCAGTAAATGAAGTATCAACCACTCCATTTTTTGTTACATGCAACAAATCTTGGTCAAGTACAGCATTATTTAAATCAAATGTGACTTTAACTCCGTCAAATACGGCCGCATTTGTTGTTCCTGTTTCATACAGGGATAGAGTTGAACCACCACCTGATACAGCGTTTCTTGCACCAGTTTCAATTCTTACCACTCTCAAGGCATTGCCATACTGTAGAAAATTGGCGGCAGTAAACCAGTTTTCAAAGTTTGTATTATTTGGTTTACCAAAAACTTGAATCAATTCCTGTTCTGAACCAATTGGAATAACTTCATTCATTGGGCCTTTTTCAAATGCACCAACTATTGCACCAATGGAAGTAGCAGAAGCAGGAACGACATTTGTCAAGTCAATCTCTTTAACGAGAACGCCAGGACTTACTTGAAATGCCATTTTTATGTCTCCTAAAAATGTTAAAAATAATCTAATTTGTTTTCAATACTATTATTTATAAAAATAGGAATTTCACCAATCAGTATCATAACTTCTTACAATAGGATTCCATTTTGTTCCATATTCATCAATAATTATTTCATTATCATAATCAGTCAGACCATCAATAATAAATCCAAATGGTGACATGTCTTGTTCCATTTGGTCTTGTTGTTCTAAAAACAATCTAGCACGAATATCATCATTTGTTAATTCTTTGAAATATGTCTGTTGTACTGCCCATCCAAAAAGTACACAACACATGGCCAAGTCATCTGTATGTCCTTCTTCTGCTTCATATGAACTGCCTTTTGCAATGAATGTTGACCATTCATTAATTAGGTCATAATCTTGAATAACTAGTTTATCGGATTCAATGATTTGTTTGATATTAGAACATCCCATTGCTTTGACTGCTTTTGATGTTTTAACACCAAGTTGTGCTTTACCACCAGAGAATCCACCACCAAGAATCTGTCCCGCACGGCCACGCATGGCTGCCATCATCATGTTGTCATATTCAAGGTCAAATTGTAATGCATGTGCAACTTGGTCACCAATATCATTGACTTCAATCAGAACATATGCCTTGTTATATCCTTTTGCGACCTCATGAATCACATTTGGAAATAACATTGGTTTGATTTCGTTGTTTCTATATTTTGCAGCAATCTTGTAAGGAACAGTTGTTACATCAAAAACGATGAATGCAGAATAATCATTTTGTGTTCCTCTTGCCACATCTGCAACCAAGAAATATGTTCCTTCTGGTTTTGGATTTTCATATACATCCAATCCTGCGTTTGACTTGATTGGCATTTGATATGCCATTGAACGAATTTTTGTTGGATGTATTAGTGTATTTGTTGAACCAAGAAAGTTGCATTCAAATTCCCTGGAAAATTGTTCAGCACTTGTGTTTGCAATAGTTTCTTTCTTCCATTTCTCATCTCTTCCTGGTACTTCACTCCAATGTACTTCTATTGGTACATATGAATTGATTTGATTTTCTGCATCACTCCAAAGTTTATAAAACAAATTCATTCCATTTGGTGTGGAAATGACTACAACTTTGGTTGATTTACCAGAGGAGATGGTAGGATAAACAGAAGAAAAGAAGTCTTCAGCAATGTTTTGAGGTACAAAGGCAAATTCATCAAGTACAATGCAATTATGAACTAATATATTA